GGCTTATCACGAACCCTTTTCAATGTCACTTCTGCATGATGAGAGTAGACAGCGGGGACCGACGCGTTTTCAAACGTATCGGTCCGGCCGTCATCCCATACAACATCAATCACGGCACCGGCAGGAATGGCAACAGCTTCTCCGTCATAGAACATCTTGATGATGGTTACTTGCGTATCTGCTGTGTCTTTGGATGTCGCTTCCGGCAGTGACTGGTAGCCAATCCGGCACCGTACCTCTTTAGCCAGCTCGGTCAACGCCTGGCGTCGTATGCCTTTGGTCGTTGCCGTCTGGTAAGTCCGGATGGTTGCGGTGGCGTCATACAGGTTTTCAATGGCCTGTTTTACCAGCGCAATTTTCGGAAACATGAGTAGTCACGCTCCTTTAACAGTACCTTAGCCAATGCATCTATGCGTTCATCGGCTGTCGTTCCACCAATGCTGACGGATACGCCGCCTTCACTGATACTCTTGACCATGTTCAGCGCATCATCACCGATGATTGCTGCTTTCCGGGCCATTAAGAAGCGGCCGGCCACAATGTCGCGTAAATCGTATTGCAGGCCGTCCGGTAATTGGTCCTGATTGATGTCATTTAGAATATGCTGCTTTTCGGCGGACAAGATATACTCAATAAGCATCTGATCGTCAGCCGTTGTGGTATAACCTGTTAATGCCTTTACATAGTCAGCGCATGTAGCCGCTGTCATGTCGCTCATGAGCCTGCCACCACCTTATATGTAATTAGGCCGATGCTGCCGTATGTGCATAAATGGCGTCCGTACGATTTTCCGGAATCCAGATATCGTGGAATTTACGATAATCGATATGCCAGGAATTAGATTTCTGGTACGTCATCGGGTCAAAGATACGAACTGTGTCCGTCTTAGATACAGCAATCGGTGCGAATTGCGGGAAAATCAGCCAATGAATATCCTGCCCAGAACCAGAAATCTCCTTGGTGCTGCTGTCCTTGGTGACAGTCGTTTTCATACGTGCTGACGATACTTTAATAATCGGGATGTCGTTGTATGCCAGTACATTGGTGTGAATCTGTCCTGCTGTGAACTCTACCGGGTTCAGCTGTTTCGGAATAGCCTGGTCGAGAAGGGCGCTTGTCAGCGTGTTCATGACAATGACAAGGCCGTTATGTGTGCCGGCCTTATCTTCAACAGCGGTAATATCGGCATCCAATGCTTCCAGAATATTGTCTTTCGTGAGTGCTGCCGCTGTAACGTGTTTCTTGGTATTCGCCTGGGTATAAATAGCATTCCAACGATACAGGTCAATTTCTGGAATAACCTTGGTGCGCTGAAATTCACCCATAACGTTGCCGGCTGTAACTAGGAAGTTCGATTCGTCAACGTCCATAGCGTCGATATCAAAGCCACGGCCGCGGTCCTGCGTCATTTTGAACGTTTCGTATGCCAGTGTTACGCCACCGGATGTATAGCCATTAGTACGGTCGTAGTCGGTCAGTCCGTCCATGTCGATTTTCGGGATCTTGACAGTATCGCCGCCATGATAAATGACCTGGCCGGCATTGGCTTCCAGGAAACTAGATGTAGCATCCTGCATAATCTGACGGTCAAGCTGAGTCTGGAATAAAGTTGCCATTTCAATGGTGTTCGCCATATGTTTGTCCTCCTGTAATCAAAATTTAAATTAGAATCGACCGTGCATGGCGTTCCACAAGGTTTCCGCGGCTGCTTCTTTTTTAGTTTTCTTCGCGTTCCCGTCGGCGGATTCACCAGGATGGAACCCGGAAAACGTGAAGGTCGGTTTCTTGGTTTCTTCTTCGAACGCCCACGGGTTATCTTTCTTGACTTTGGCCAGGGCATCGTCAAGGCCCTTGATAGTGCCATCATCTGCCAACTCATATTTATCCATGCCCAGCATGGCTTTGACGGCGGCGGCATTTTTGGCGTGTGCTGCTGTCAAAGAGGCCTTCAAGGCACTGTCTACCTTCATCTGATAAATCCGGCCTTCGTAATCCGCTTTCTGTTTCGTGTTGGCTGCCTGAAGCTCTTCAATATTGGCCTGCAAGTCTTCATTGCCTTTGGCCTGGTCCTTGAGCGTCGATAACTGCTTATCACGTTCCGCTACCTGCCCTTCAGCAGCTTTTTTGGCGGCTTCCGTTTCATCGAACTTGGTTTTAGTCACATAGCTTGCCGCAAGATCATTTTTCAGGGTGGCCAGGTTTTCGTCTGTCAGCCCTAAGCCTTTCAATTCTTCATCTGTCATTTTTTCTATTCCTCCTCATCCTCTTCGTCATCATCGGTGACGAATCGTTCTTTCCATTGGTTGTACGTCAGACTGCCATCTACCAGGACCGTCCTGCCTGTATCCGGGTCCCTGGCGGCCCGTTCTTCGCCGGCCGTCAGTACCGGGTCATCGATATACGGAACCGTCGTTGTCCGACAATTCGGATGGAATGGCGGGGCCGTAAGCCCGACTTCGTAGTCAGACATATTGAAGATTTGCCCGTCCAGGTCGGCGCAAATATCACATGTCCGGTCGTCGAGTGTAGCCAGTATCTGATATTTGGTAACACCCAGCGCCTGGTAGCTTTGCCGGCTCCCTTCCGATGCGAAATATGCAGCTTCTGTATTGACCAGTCTGGCTGCAGCATATTCCGCGACGTTGAAGCGGTCTTTGACAGTCTTCGTCATCTCTTTCGAGTCGATACCGGACACGAACCCGCGGGTAAAAACCTGAGTCAGCGTGTGGATCAGCTGTTCTTTGTTGGTCCATGCCCGATACTTAAACGTTTTATTATCGGGTGTCCACGGCTTCGACAAAATGCGTTCGATGCTCTTCTTGTCGATTTGCTGAAACGCTTCATACTTTCCCACTCCATTCTGAATCTCGTACGCTGTACGCAAATAATTCGACTCCAGGGCTTTTTGGCAGGAATCATGCAGCGCATCACTTTCTTTCCCGTACGCGTCGCTGATGTACATAGCCGTTTTCGCTCTAAGCGCCTCTAAGCGCGTTATTCTCGCCCGCGTGGATAAACTGTCAAGCAGTTTAGAAAAACGGCTGTCATCGTCGCTGGTGGCCATCCTGATATATTCGGTGACGTCGGCTTGGAACTCTTTGCGCTCGTTATCCCGCAAATACTGTTGCGCGTCCGCCAGGGTTAGGCCGCTATCGTCGGCGTACTGGCTGTAAAAGCGTTCTATTTCTTTGTCAATTTCCCGACATGCATAATCAAAGGCGTCACGGATACGGTCAATGGATTTACCGGCGTCCTCAAAGGTCCGGTCATCCAATGCCGTAAAGCGGTCTTTCCAATACGCGTGGTTCTTATCTATTAGCTCCTGCTCCGTCGCCACTTGTGCCGCCTCCCATGCCGCCGTAGTTTGCCATCATGTCTTGCATCTGTTCGGCCCGCTCTGCCTTGACCTTTTCCAGCTCGGCTTTGCTGTCTTTGACCCAGGGATGATTTGCAATGATGGTTTCTTCTGAGATGATTCCCATGCTGGCCCGACAGTTGTTGATAGTGTCCCCTTCGTTGACCATCGTATCGCGGTTGAAGATGAACTTCACGTCCGCCGTCGGCTTTCCTGTTGCCGCGTTGAACATGTTCACGAACCACATGAGTTGTTGCAAGGATGCTTGAAACTCCAATTCCATTTCGTCGGCATCTAAATCGAGGTCGGTATACATGGACCGGATGTTCATCATGTTCGGTGTCCCGCTGGTCAGCCGCTCATCTTTGGTATCGACGCCGCGGCCGTTCTCGATGATAGCCCGCCGCAACAGGTTGATGATAGAGATGTAGTTTTCACTGTTAACGCTGATAGTCAGCGTATCAATGCCGCCCTGGTCGCGGACCTTTACGGCCCCCAATTGTGCCAGGTTGCGCCGGAATTCGCCCAAGTCCTGGCCATCGTAGTTACGGATGACCAGAATAGTGTTCCGTGCGTCTTCCTGCATGGCATCGGCATAATTGCTATAAAGCGTATTCAAGGCATCCTGCAAGGATTTTACACGCTGTATCAGCGGCAATTCGTCTTCATTCGCCTTGAAAGGGATAAGGGGGATACGGTCCCAGTTCATTATCTGAATGGGCTTCCCGTTTTCGGCCGGCTCCCCGGACCCGTCATTGATTACCAGGTACGGGAAAATCTCATCGCTTTCCGCTTTCAGGCCGCCACTTTCCCAAATGAATTTCTGTACGCCTTCCAGTGTGTACCATTCGACGCGCCAAACGGTTTTACGTGTCTGCCCTTCATAGACTTCTTGCGGATACATACGGAGAAAGGCGTCAAGCTCCGTATGATCCCGGTCTTTCCAAAATGGCAGCACTTCGTAGCCGTAGAATCGTTTGAATTTCAATACGCCATCATCCACATAAGGGAAGAGATACGAAATGCCACAGTTCAGGGCATCTTTGCCGACTTCCCGTAGTGTCCGACGGAATATCGGCCCTAATTCGTCGTTGATGAATCCCTGCGCGGCGTCATTGTCCGTTTTCGTGTCTATCGGTTTGGCCAGCAAATAGTTTGTCTTCTGGTCTACCAGGAAGGCATAGCGATTGTCTTTCAACTTGTTGTTCGGCAGGTTGTGGACCGTCGTCAGCTGACCGCCTTCCCCGATTACCTGGCGTTCTTTAAGGTCGATAAGCTGGTTGTATAAGTAATACTCGTTGCCTGTCATCTGCCAGCGCCGGCAATCGCTGTTTATCCAGTGCGTTATTTCATGTTCGAGAAATTGTTTCTCTGTCATGTTCTGGTAAGCACCGTATTTTAAAATGGTGTTGAAAATGTCGTTTAAAAACATGTTCCCTCCCATCAATCAAACGAGAACATTTTCCCGTCCATGTCTTCTTTGAGTGCATAGCGAACGCTATCAATGGTGTGGTCGTTGGCTTTCGGGTATTGGCTGATAAAGTTGCCGTCTTTATCCTGTGCGAACTCATAACCAATGAATTCCCGATAGGTGTTCGGTGCCCGCCGCTTATCAATATAGATGTGGGCCAGGTCTGACAGCCACTTGATACCATAATCCCGGCTATCCGGGCCCTTGCGGACTGGCAGGCACCGTAAGCCATAATCACACATTTCTGCGATGCTCTTTGGTTCGGCGCTATCTGCATAGACGTAATTGTCTCCGATTTTGTCTTTTACGGCGTCATGCGCCTTTTTATTGGTCATGCCGGTACTGTATACCTCATCGAACACGTACAGCGTGTGGTGCTTGCTGTCATAGTGCATTTTGGTATAGGCGAACGGGTCCACGGCAAAACCAAAGTCAATGCCGTGGCGTACGTTGTCAAAATCGCGGACCATATCGTCAGTCATGGCCATATCTTCCACGTTGCCGAATACGTCGCCGCCGGTGCCGGTGACTTCGCCCAGGTATTCGTGAGCGTACAGATCCGGGCGCTGTAATTTCAGTGCTTCCGCTTCCAGGAAGAA